CCGACAATAGGAGGAGACAGCACCTCTTATGACGGCTACTCCGCAATGGGTGCATGGCAACAACGGCAGGGTAGCGGGGTATTGTTAGGGGTAGGAATAGAGGAGGCGTTGTATTCGATACTAAGCAATGATGCTACACTATTAGCTTTAACCAGTACCCGTATCTACCCCAACATTCTACAGCAGGCCGTAATTATGCCTGCGGTTACATATCAGCAGATCAGTGGGCAAAGGGACGAGGTTATGACTAGTCCTACAGGGTTCGTAGAATCAAGGTTCCAAATTAACGGATGGAGTGATACATATAGTGAGACAAGAGATGTAGCTAATGCTATAAGGGGGGCATTAGATGGTTTTAGCGGGACGGTATCATCTGTTGAGATAGAGGCGATACATTTAATTGACGAGGGCGATATACCAGCGTTCCCACCAGGTAAGGATGTAGTTAAAAGGTACGGCAAGAGATTAGATTTTACGGTTTGGTTCAAAGAATAATTTATTAGGAGATTAGTACAATGTCAGATGCAATTCATGGACACGGGACGACTTTTAGTATAGGTGCTACAGCGGTTGGCAACATTATAACTATCGGCGGGCCGGATATAACAAGAGATCCTCTTGATGTATCCACAATGGATAGTACCAGCAAGTTTAGGGAGTTTATCCCTGGCATGCTCGACAGCGGCGAGATTACCTTAGAGCTAAACTACGATGGTACGGCAGCGGGTACGGGTAACTTCCTATCGCAGCAGATGACCGCAACGGCTCAAACGATGACTATAGTTTTACCGGCACAAGGGGCGGGCGGAACAAGCTCGTGGGCTATCGCCGGTTTTATGACCGGATTAGGTCAGGCTATCCCGTTTGACGATAAGGTTACGCAGACGGTTACTATCAAGTTGACCGGTGGATATACCTATACGGACTCGGTATAAAATTTAATACGAAAGGATAGTGTTATGAGTGATGCACTACATGGGCACGGGGCGAGTGTACTGATTAGCTCGACTACGCACCCGACAAACGGTACTGCTATCGGTAATATCATAAGTATAGGTGGGCCGGAATTGGCCCGTGATGCCCTTGATATTAGTACGATGGGCAGTACAAGTAAATTTAGGGAGTTTCTGCCGGCGATGCTAGATGCTGGCGAGGTAACGATAGAGATCAACTATGACGGGACATCGGCAGGAACAGCTGATTTACTAAGCGACTATTTAGTATCTAGCGTCAATACCGCTATCGTCGTAAGGTTTGGCGATCATACGCAGCCGACAAATGAATCGCATTGGGATTGTTTAGGTGCGATAACGGCATTAGGGCAGGCGATACCATTCGATGATAAGGTTACACAGAGCGTAACGATTAAGCTATCCGGCGTAGCTACCTATACGGATTTACCAGCACCGTAAACTAAAACTTATTTGAAAGGGCAAAAAATGTTGAACAGGGAACAGATTTTAGAGGCGAAAGACATTAAGAAGGAAACCGTTAATGTACCTGAGTGGGGCGGCAAGGTTGTCGTTATGGGTATGTCGGCGGAGCAGCGAGAGGAATTTGAGAAGATGATAGGCAAAGAGAAAAGGACGGAGCGTACTAATATACGGGCCAAAGTATGCCAAGCAAGTTTAGTTGATGAATCGGGTATATTACTCTTTGGCACGGAGGATATAGCGGCGTTAGGTAAAAAGAACGCGGCGGCAATGGATAGATGCTTTGATGTAGCGTTAAGGCTAAGTGGGATAACGGGCACTGAGGAACTGGAAAAAAACTAAGGGAAAGCCCAGAGCAAAGATTCTACCACAAGCTAGCATTAGCTCTCGGGCGGACAAAAGCGGAGTTATTAAGAAGTATAAGTAGTTTGGAGCTTACCGAATGGATGATATACGACAAGATAGAACCGTTCGGGGAGATACGAGCCGACCTAAGAGCGGGTACGATAGTGCAATCGAATATCGCCCCATGGGTAGACAAAAAGAGAGGCCATAAAATACCTGCCCTTAAAGAGTGCATGTTAAATTTTGAGCCACCTAAGAAGATGACGGCTAGTGAAATAAAAGGATTTTTATTAGGCGTAGCCCCTACGGAAAAGAAAGAGTGATATGGCAAATATAAGTACATTGTCTGTAAATCTTGTCGCTAAGACCGCTACCTTTGAAAAGGGTATGCGTAAGGGCCGGATGGCTACCTCTAGGTTTAAGGCCTCGGCCCAGGCTCTTAAAAGCGTGATGGCTAAGCTAATGGGTATCTTCGTAGCCATACAAAGTGTAAGGGCGATAACCGGATATATATCCAGCATGATGCAAGCCATTGATGTAACAGCTAAACTATCAAGGCGATTGGGGATTGTAATTAAGGATTTAATAGTCTTGCAACACGCCGCACAGATTATGGGAGTATCACAGGAAGCGTTAAATAAATCGCTTGATATGTTTACCCGTAGAATGGGCGAGATGAGTACGGGGACGGGGGAGGCATTAAGGGGCTTTGAGTTATTAGGGATGGAGTACGAGGAGTTTATTGGGCTTGACCCGATGGCGGCGTTTAAGAAAATAGCAGATAAAATATCGACAATGACGGACAAAACTATAAAGGCCGCCGCCGCCTATTTTATGTTTGGCAGAGCGGGGGCACAGTTAGTAAACCTATTAGAGCAAGGTTCGGCGGGCATAGTGGAGTTTGAGCAGATAGTAGAGAAGCTTGGTATAACCTTTGATAAATTTGATGCTGCAAAAGTAGAGGCGGCAAACGATGCGATAACAGATATGAAGGCTGCGGTTAAGGCGTTAGGGCAAGAGATTACGATTGGTTTGGCCCCTGCTCTTGAACGGATAGCCAATGCAACAACGGGGATGATAACAGAGCAAAACAAACTCCTTAAAGTTTTGCGTATTCTGTATGCACCTACTGGTTTCGCACAGGCTGAATTTTTAACAAAAGCCCTTATAGGTACGGGGCTAAGTAGCAAGGTAAAAATAAAAGACGCATTTACATCTGTAGAAGATATGGAAACAGCAATGGATGCTTTGGGAAAAACTACCGATAAAGTTGAAAAGGTTACCCTTAGATGGAAGTCAAGCTATCTCGCAGCCGCCGATGCTGTTACTGAGTTGGTCAAAACACCGCTGGAGCGGTTTGCGGATAGGATGGAGTTTTTAGATGGTGTTGTTAACAAGAGCTTAATAACTTGGGAGGCTTACGAGAGGGCGGTGGAGTTGGCGAAAAAAGAGCTAGAGGAATTAACTAAAGTTAAATTAGACCCTGATAAATTACGGGCGGAGATTGATATATCCGATATAAGAAAAAAACTAGGCGGTGGGTTAACTACCCCCGGAGAGTTTGAGAGTGTCCGCCCCGCCTTTGTCGATCCGTTTGCTACGGGTGGGTTTTTTAATCCATTAGCGGCTAAGATGGACAAGAGCAACGAACTAAATGAGCAGCAATTAAAGGAACTTAAAGATGCCAATATGATGAGGCGTGAGGGAGAATTTTAATGCCTGAGACTTTGATATTAGATTTACAAAAAACATCTAATGGAGTACTAACCGGCAGGGGTTGGAGCTTTACACGCTCCGCCATAGTTACTGGCTTAACGGCTACCGATAGTTGGTTTGATAAAGTTATAGCGGCCTCTACCATTGGGGGATTACCACTTCTAGGCGATTCGATAGATGCCTCTCTGCCCTTATGTATTCTGCACCGCAAGACGGTCGTTGCTGTTACTGGCACGAAAGTAGAATTATTATTAGAGTACACGCAAGCTTCACGGACATCGATACCACCGGAGGAGACGCAGATACAGGTGGGGGCTACTCTTAATCAGATAGAGACTAATATCGATGTGAACGGTACGAGGATGAGCGTTGCATATACATTACCTACTCCGTATCAGTATGATGATGGGGACAATTTTGCGGCAGGTGAAGTAATTACACAGGGCGGCCTTGTACCTAAATATATTCCTAACCCTACTATTGTATTGACAAAGACATTGAGCTACTCTCCACTGAGTTTAGCTGCTCAATATGTCGGCAAACTAAACGATGATACATGGGAGGGTGGAGCCGCTCGTACTTGGATGTGTACTGGTATTGTAGGTAATAGTGATGATAGCGGGGATACTTATAGGGTTACTTATACTTTCCAATACAGGATCGATACATGGGATGAAGTTGTTATGTGGCACGATCCGCACGATGGTAAACCCCCCGCCGATTTAGTCGCTGATACTGGCTATAAGACTTATCAACTATATCCGGTAATCGATTTTGATGGGTTGGATTTATAATGGCATTGAACATTGAAAATTTTCCTATCGATGGCTCTGAGCGTAACAGGCGGCTCAATCTGCTTGTAAATGCGGCACGGAAACTAGATAACCTTGCGGGCGATAATCTTATTAAGATAACATCTACAGAGCACGGTAAGACTATCAAGCTAGATTTTAATAAGCTGATGGAGCGTGTGCCTAAATTCGGGGTGGGCGGCGGTATCCGCAAGGCATACGTAAAGGATACGCCTGCTGCTGTTGAGACGGTTGATTGTTATTTGGATACAGATGCTACGGGCACGGAGGTTACAGTTAATTGCTCCGTTATCGGCGGCACTGCCCTTAACTCTGCTCTTTCGAGGTTGGCGGACGGCGAGCTTATATTTGTTGCCTATGTCGGTGGGGAGTGGTGGTGCCTCGGTGCTCCCTTCCAGACTATTTGTAACGCATAGGATATTATGGCAAACGAGACTTTGATAGGTTGTTTTGATGCGTCCTCAAAAGAAGTTATATTTACACAAGGAAGTTGTACCTATGCGGGGTGTTGGGAAAATACAACAAATAGTATTGATTTTACGAGACTTAATGATAATTGCGATGATACATATAGTGCGTGCTGGAATAATACCGAAAAAAGATTTGAGGCATCTATACCGGACAACTGTTGTATCCCAGGGGGTTGCGGGGCGGATTGTGGAGCTTCTGCTTGCACAGACAATACTCCACTTATTATGGCCGTAAGTTTCGTAGGGCTTACAAGTTGTAGCTGTATAAATTTTTATCGTCTGGGAGCGACAAATCACTCCACAGATATAGCTCTTGCAGTAGCGTTTAATAACCATAGTTTTTATCTCCGGCAAGATTCGACAAACAAATGTTTTTATCAAACAATCATCGAGGACGATTCAATATCAGGCGACCAATGGGCAAATTGTTTTTGTGATGGTTCGCCGCCATGGGGGATGATTTTAGCGAATATAAGGGTAGATTTATCTATATCGGATTTAGGAGTAAGAGTAAATGCTTTATGTCGGGTAGAGGGGATTGGTGGTCGAAGCGATAATTTTGCTCAAGTATTTCAGATGGATTCCAACGTATCGGGGGCGGGTTGCATTGTAGCAGATGCCTTGAATAACGAGCTAACCGATTGTATCGAGGTATGTACGGCCGCAAGTCATATTTATTGCAAGGGGGGGACGGCTAATGTATCTCCGGTAGATGCACCGGAATGGAGTATCGGTGTAACATATTTAGTTGGTGATTTAGTTTATTGGGAGGGGGCTTTTTATAAATGTGTTTTAGAGCATATAAATCAAGAGCCTCCTAATGCAACCTATTGGCTTAATGTCGGTTGTTAATAATGAACCGCAAAAATAAACCCGTTATGACGAAGGAACAAATTGCGGAGTGTGTATGTTGTAACCATATATCCGGCAAAAAAATATGGTGTTGCAAATATGGATTTTATATCCATGAGCCGGAGCGGAAAGTTAAAACTAAAAATGTTGTAATAACAAAAGGCAAACCGCAACAATACCCATCGATAATAACGCAGGCAGGTAGCTTTGGTAAAGCGGCAGTTAAACAGGCAAGGGCGGGCAACCCGAAGCGTAGTAAAGAAGAGATAGCAAGGATAATAAGTATATGTGAAGCATGTACGCATTATAATAAGGAAAAGAAACGATGTTATGTATGCGGTTGTTACATGAAAAACAAAATCCCGTGGCAAACTTCATATTGTAAAAAAGGTAAATGGTAGGAGGGATTATGTTAGACTGGATTAACGAAAATTACAAAAACATCTTATCGATAGGCGGTGGGCTAATAGCGTTAGCGGTAATAGTAAGAGTTGCGTTTTATACTATTTACGGTAAAAGAAAATGGTAATATGGCGGGCAGAAAACCGCCTGCATGATTAGAAAATTCATCACCTCCTCCACTTTGGGTTGTGCTTTTAGCGGGGCACAGCCCATTTTTTATTAAAATAATCGCTGTTTAAGGGGGCAAAAAGGGGGATTTCTGATAAATCTCATAATTCCTAAAGATTTTTTCTTGCAAACGCCCAGAAATAGTGTATACTTTGATTATGGGAAACGAGACGACCCCAATTAAATTATTTACCAAGCAAGCCGCTTTCTGTCAGTTTCGTTTCCCAAAACCCAGCCGGCAAGGGTGGCTTGCTGTTTTTTATAGGAGACAAGAAAATGTTTGAACCACAAATCAGAATAGTTACAGAAGTAAAATGGAATGGTGAAGATGAAGTTGAAATTAGTTGTGATGGAACAATCTGGGCTGGTAGCAAGCGAAAGGATTTTTGGGGAGCCGACGGTGATTGGGAATCCAGAATCAAGCCCGGTGTCCGGTTGCGTTATTGGACTGTTCAGTATTCACGAGTCATTGGCTTTGAGCTTGAAGAAGATGGCAAATGGATAGCCGTTTGGTGTAAAGGCAATGATTTTCGGACTAAGGCTGAAAATGAGGTGTCCTCAAAGGCTTATAGTGATTTCATCGAAAAAGAAGGGGCAAAGATAGCGATTGCTATTGACGACGGCAAAACTCTCAAAGAGATTGATGAGGCAGTCGATGACGGTCATAGCGGTAATACATACGCTTGTTCGCTGGCTATTGGTATCCGAGATGCCAAAAATAGAGATTTCGCCGATGCAGTGAAAAAGGAACACAACAAAAAATATGATGTAGAAAGCGATGGCGTGGTTAATCCAGCGATTTTAACAATCGGATAGTTTAGCCCATCTATACAGGAGCATAAAATGAGTGAATTTGAAAAAGTATTTGAATACCACGAAACCAAAGATGTCGTCCATGAGGGTTCTAAGCGGGTTAAGTCGGATTGTATCACTGTATCTTATCAATGTCTATATGAAGGCAAATGCCGTTACGGCTCCATGACAGATGTATATACTGAGGACGACATGAAAAACTTTTTCTATAAACATCTTCGCAATAAATTAGGTGGAAGTTGGTCGATCATGCAAACTTTGATTCGATTAGAGGTTGAGGAGTTTGAAAAACAGATAAAAGCGATTGAAGCTCAAATCCCAGCAGCGGTAGCCAAGAAATACGAAGAAATTTTAGGCCCGCTTGACAAAATCAATCAAGATGTGATGGACAAAGCTGCAATAAATCTTAAAGTAATTTGCAATAGTTGGTACGAAAAGAAAACCAGTTGATTTACAGGAGATAATAAGATGGATAGAGCAGAACATTTACAATGGTGCAAAGATAGGGCACGCAAGGAATATGAATTTTCAGGCGACCTAAATGACGCTTTCGCTTCTATGATGTCAGATTTAAGGAAACATGACGAATTAGAAAACCATGTAGGTATTAGCCTCGGTATGGCAATGAATATGTCAGGCCATCTAAGCACTGAAACCGAAATGTTTAAGTGGATAAATGGATTTAATTAGCCCATCTATACAGGAGCAATGAAATGAAGAAATACATAATTACTTTAACTGATGACGAAAGCGGCGAGAAGATACGATCAGAAGCTAAGAATGAAGGGTTTAATGCTCTTGAACTTTTAGGATTTTTCACGGCCAAAGCTTTTGATATATACCAACAAACGATAGGCAACATTACGCCAGACATTGAACACAAAAGAACCGTTATCGTGCCGAAAAAAGGAAAAGAGCAACCTTAACCAGTTGATTTACAGGAGCCATAGCATGAGTTTGAGCACAGAGCAAATTGACATACTCGACCACACCGCACACAGGGCTGCTAATGGGTTATATTGTGGCGACTCAATAGCTATGCAAGCGTTAGTTATTGCTGGCCTTATGGGGTGTCAAGGCAATAAAGCGTTTTGCCCTGACGAGTATTTTTACATCACTCCGCTGGGCCGGAAACATCTAACAGAGGCTCAAGATGAAAAAGCGATGTGAGATAAGCGAATATATCAAGGACAAGTTTTTCATGGGTGCTTTTCATCACCCTCCTCCGAAGGGCAGAGAATTTCGTCCTGCCCTTTTATAAAAGTGAATAATTTGCCGGAGTAGTTAAGACATGGCCGAAGCGCTGAAACCTGATAAACGAGCTATGACACTGGCGATAGATGGTGAATGCAGGCTCGGCACCTGCCTCCGGCGTTTAGTTCTTTGAACAAGTGAAGATGAGCGTGAAGCGGCGATGGGGATTTTTGTTTCTCCAAACTATGGTGTCTTCTGGCACGAAAGCTCTTGAGCAAAATGAGGCCATCCTGCCTTCACGCTTTTTAACGGGACAAGGCAAGTCCGAACGGCAAGTATAGCGGGGAACTCAATCACCGCCCCACTAATATCGCCAGGTGGCAAGTTGACTATACGCTTAAGAGCTACCCTTGCCTTGCCCCACCTAATAGTAATGGGCTGGCGGTAATGCCTCCGAAACCCTGCCAGGTACGGTCGATTTGAGCCGCCAGCCATTGAAAGGAGAGAATTATGTTTAGCGTGGCCGAAAAACAGCACTTGGCATCTGAAATAGAAAAATTGGTTTTAAGTTTGCACCACCCAGAAATGCCGACAGAAAAACCCAAGTTTAGCATCCACATAGACGGCAAAGAGGACTGGTCTTGGGCGGACATTAAGCCTAATTGGATGTTTGAGGACGGTCAAGAAACAATGGGAGTCAATCCGTTTAATGAAATATCAAGAATACTTCACGGAAAAACATAATCATATAGGTGCTAAAATGGACGGAACCTTACTAAGTAAAGAGCAGAGAAAGCTCTGGAAGCTATGGTTTATTTGCTGTGTTGTGATGATTGTAATTAGACTGATAGCGAGGTGAAATTATGAAATGTTACTGCGGAAATACCGAATTTAAGTACAGCCAGAACATTTGGGCTGAAATAAAAATATGTTTAGGTGAGATTGAGTTTGTCGAAGATAAGAACAACGATCCTCCCGAAGGCCCGTTCAGATGTACTTCTTGCGGTAGAGAGTTTGACGAGTACGAGGAAAAAGACTGGTCCAGGGGGACGAAGCGCAGGCTCTTGGCCGCTCAACAGAATAGAGGGAAGATATGAAATTCAGCGATATAGAAAATCAAAATTCTAAATGGGTAGAAAACTGCCAATTCACTGTCAGAGAAGTTGGCAAGCCTTATGACAGCGATTACGGTCTCAGTCAGGCCATAAGCGTAACGGATAGCGATGGTATCGATGGGTATATTTATGTATATTTGACCGACCCTGTATTTGAGGTAGACAGCGACTTTGTGGGTAAAAAATGGTTTCGCGTGAGGTGTAAGGATGGAGTGTTTAATGGCTATCCGGTAGAGGATGGAGTTGATACTGACGACAAATGGGATAAGATAAATTTCGGCAAGTGCAGGCACGGTATATTAGTGGCCTGTATTCAGGCGGGATTTAACATTCACGACTTAGCAGATGATAAAAAGCTGCAAGAGACTATAAACCGTTTGGCCCAATTCTCGATGTACGGGAAAGTAGAAACAGATTTAAAGGAGAAAAAATGAAAATAGCACTAATAAAAACTGAATGTTCGGTAGGCGATAAGGTTACAATCCACGGCAAGGTCAAGTGGGTTGGTGTTAAGGGTCCATACGATGGCCAGCAGGGGCCATTTTACACTGAGAGCGTATTGGTAGCAGATGGTCCGCAAGACGACCAGAAAACGAACAGTATCTTTTGTAGCTTCTTTCAGGATAGCAATCAGTTCACTCACTGCAAAGACCAGAACTTATCGCTATCGGGCACTGTGGACGAGTATCAGGGTAAAAGGCAATTAAAGGGCTGTAAGGATGCTCAGGGGCCTCCGGCGAATAATCCGCCCCAGAGTACCCCTCAAGGGCAGACATCGCCTCAGAATCGAACTCAGGCCCCTCCAGCGAGAGACTACGACAAGGAGAACAGGGGCAAATGTCGGTTCGGGTTTTACAATACCCTTATCGGCTCTATCGGGGCGGCTGGCTTGCTGGCTAACCCCGCCGAGCTTGCAGCTGTTGAAATGCTAATAGAATACTCAATGAACGGGTATAAACCGCAACAGGAATCTTTCAACCAGTTCGCCAAAAATGCCGACCAGCAAGACAATATACCGCCAGTTGGTGGCAGTCAACTTCCAGCGGATGACGATATTCCATTTTAGGAGATAATCATGGACATAATCCAAGTTGCAAAAGACATTGAGGGCAGGATTGATACGCTCACAAAGGGTAGGGCTGGCTTAGAGCAGAGGGCTGTAGATAAAGCTAATTCTATTTCCGCCTACGACAAAGCTCTGAAGATCGAAATCCTCAAACTGAAAGACGGGGGCAAACTACCTGCTACGTTAATAGAAAAAGTAGCCAGAGGGACTTGCCATAAAGAGCGTTTGGCGATGGAACTTGCGGATGCGATGTATAAAATACAATCTATAAAGTTGACGGTTATACAGGCCGAATTGAACGGGTTTCAAAGTATATATAGACACCTTGATACTCGGTAATCCCTGAACCAAGCTGGGAGAATGAAAAATGAAACGGAAACTAAAACCTTGCCCATTTTGTGGAGGCAAAGCAAAATTAAAATTAACACCAAACCTAAGACATTTTTATGTACGATGTGAAAATGGGGATGTTGAACAACTTTTATTGCATGTAACTAAGGCTGAGGCTATTGAAGCTTGGAACAGGAGGCTAAAATGATTTACTGTAAAGACTGTGAGTTTGATTATGACGGGTATTGGTGTAGTAGGAAACTCCAGAAAAATAAATACACTGGCCTGAATAAAGACCATACGCTTCTCGAAAGACGATGCAATGATGACGGTAAATGTCCAGACTACGAAAAGAAACGCGGCTTTTTTGCAAAGTTAATTGATTTAGCGAGGTAAGATAATGAGTGAAATAATAGCAGAATTACAGAGGCGACATGATGCGGGTAAAGCGACAGGGGATGATGCGTTTTTTCGCGACGTTAAGGATTTAATCTCCACCCTCACCGCCGAGGTTGAGAGGCTGAAAGAGAACTATGAAACAGCACTAAGACGTGTACGGTCAACGTATAACCAAAAGACAAGAAACTATAAAAAACTTAAGCAAGCCGAAGCCCAAATCTCCACCTTTACTGCCAAGGTCGAGAGGCTGACAAAGGCCAATAACGAATTAGTCGAACTGGGTTGTACTGTCGCAGACGAAGAGGGATGGATATGCAGCTACATTACTGAGAACAAAAAGCTTAAGGCATCGCTCCAAGAGTCTGACGAGTACGCCTCTGCCTATTATGAACAGGCGCTACAAAATGCTGAGGGGGGCAATAAGGTAACGGCAGAGAATCAAGCCCTCAAGGCGGCGTTGGAGAAAGTAAAATCACGGGAATATATGTGCGGTAGGAACTATAGCGAAAGTTTTTCAAGCTATCAGATAGCCAAGCAAGCCCTAAAAGAAACCGGAGGCAAGAGCAATGGTTAGGCGTAATATACAACCAGAAGATTTATCAAAAGAGCAGCTTTGCAAACTGGTCAGAGAAGTTACATTACACAATTTTGTTTTGCAATCCGCCTTAGAGAAGATAAAATTATTAAGTGCCCCACGAGAGCAGGGCGGAATCAGCATAAGTAATTTGATACAGATACATGAGATAGCCAGGCAAGAAACCGGAGGCAAATAATGAATGACGAACAAATGAGAACGGGTAACACAAAAAAAGACTTTAGTTTAGTTGATAGAGGCATAGATTTGGCAAGATATATGAATAGCCATATCACCGATACAAATAACGATGGTCATGTTTTTGTTAATATCGATATGAATAAAATACTTAAAAAAATCGAAGGTATCCTAAAGGAGGCAAGCAATGAGTGAATTAAAGGAGAAAATCAAAAATGCAATAAATAAATTAAGCCCCGATGAGGCGACCGATGTAATATATGAGGTCTATGACGTGATTATAACCGAACTCCTCGCCGCCTTAGACCAGCACCGATGGATACCTGTGGATGAGAGGCTGCCGGAGAAAAACGCTGAATATCTGGGTTGCATTGATAATGGTAATACTTCACCATTTCCTCTTGTTGTCTTACATTATGGTAAGGGTAGAGGATGGGCTACGCCTAATCACGTAACCCACTGGAAACCCATAATCCTGCCTGAAACCGGAGGTAAGCAAAATGGCAACAATTGAATGTTCAAATTGCCACGAAAAAATTGATACTGA